TTAGATACAACATGGGCACATCCATTCGAACAAACATGGATGAGTCATATGTACCAGTTAGTTAAAAAAGACGAGTTGTATCCTGGTTTATTATTGTTGACACCAACAGAACACGATAGATTCGAACATTACGATAGGGAGCTTCGTAAAGAGTCATAACAGTATATTTATTGTTATGGAATTTTATATTAAGAAGAACGCAACTCTTCCTGTATTAAAAATGCAGGTTGTCAAAGATGGGAGAGCGGGGTACCAACAACTTATGGAGGACCTTGAGGTCTCTACAATATTTTTTACCATGATTGATGTAGAAAGTGGTATTCCTAAAATAGTTTCTGCCCCATGCGAAATTGTTGCCTTACTATTACCTGAAGGTGCTGCCACTGAATACTACATTTATTTCAAATTTACGGCAAGAGATACAAACACAGTTGGTAGATACCAAGGACAATTCTTAATCAGAAATGATGAAGGTAATTTAATTTTACCTATTAGAGAAGAACTTTATATCAATATACAAGATAGTTTCATTTCAGAAACTGCATGTTGTTAATTTGATTACTCAGAAAAATTGTTTAATATTTATATACGATGAGGAAGGTAAATTTCACGACAGTGTGAAAGCCAATAAACCACTCGTGTATTAGATATGTTTACAGAACAAGAAATTGAATCGTTCCTACACGGAAACGACCCTGAAGAATTTATAGTCGCTATCGAGTTCGACTATGCATCCAACTCCATTTTTAAAGTCAAAGAGATTCCTGGTAAAGGAAAAGAAATTCGTAAAGATACGTTCACTCCATTCGCGTGGGTAGGTGATTTACGAGACATCAACTTTTATGGTGGTTCGAAGGCTGCTCAGAAAGAAGCCATGACCAAACATGGTATAATGATTGATAAACTTGAAACACACGGAAACGAAAGATTACAAAAGGGTATGACGTATATTGTCAAATCTCTTAAGGGTTACCGTGAATTGGTTCAGTTTTTCAGAGAAGGTGGATGTGACCCTTGGGGTGAAAGAACCAAGGAGAAGGTTATGATTCTACCTCCTGTAGAACAATATCTAATATCAAAAGAAAAAAGATTATTCAAAGGATTCGAAGATTATAATCAAGTCACCAGACTTGTATTCGACTTAGAGACGACCGCTTTAGAACCTAAGGACGGTCGTATATTCATGATTGGAATCAAATCAAATAAGGGTTATCATAAAGTAATTGAATGTATTGATGAATCTCAAGAAAGAGGTGCAATCATAGAATTCTTTGATATCATAGACCAACTCAAACCAAGTATTATTGGTGGATATAATTCAGCAAACTTCGACTGGCATTGGATATTCGAGAGATGTTCTATCTTAAACATCGACCCGAAAAAGATTTGTAAATCCCTCCACCCCCAACATTCATTCACAAGAAAAGAAAGTATGTTGAAACTTGCAAACGAAGTGGAACCATATACCCAAACATCAATTTGGGGATACAATGTTATTGATATCATTCATGCGGTACGTAGAGCTCAAGCAATCAACTCGAGTATCAAATCCGCTGGTTTGAAATACATTACACAATATATTAACGCCGAAGCTTCTGACCGAGTATACATTGACCATTTGGATATCGGGCCTTTCTACACCAAAAAAGAAGAGTATTGGTTGAATATACAAAATGGTAATTATAGAAAAGTAGGATTAGACCCTAAGATTGATACGATTTGTGAAAGTCGTGGGGATGTATACATAAAAACTACAGGAGACAATTTGGTTGAAAGATATCTTGATGATGACTTAGATGAAACTCTAAAGGTAGACCAAGAATTCAATCAAGGTTCATTCTTACTTGCTGCGATGATTCCAACAACCTACGAGAGAGTATCCACGATGGGTACCGCAACTCTATGGAAAATGTTGATGTTAGCTTGGTCATATAAAAATAACTTAGCAATACCAGCCAAGGAATCAAAGACCGACTTCGTAGGAGGTCTTTCTCGACTACTTAAGGTTGGGTATAGTAAAGACGTACTCAAGCTTGACTTCTCGTCTCTATATCCTTCTATTCAACTTGTACATGACGTTTTTCCTGATTGTGATGTTACAGGTGCGATGAAAGGAATGTTAAAGTGGTTCCGTGATACTCGTATCAAATACAAGAACTTAGCCGAGGAGTATTATACGATAGATAAGAAGAAATCAGAATCATATGGTAATAAACAATTACCGATTAAGATTTTCATCAACTCAATGTTCGGTGCGTTATCGGCTCCTCAGGTTTATGCTTGGGGTGACATGTATATGGGAGAACAGATTACTTGTACGGGCAGACAATACCTTCGTCAAATGATTAAGTTCTTTATGTCTAAAGGTTATGTTCCTTTGGTAATGGATACCGACGGTGTGAACTTTTCAACCCCTCAAGATGCTAAAAATAGAGTTTATGTTGGTCGTGGATTAAACTGGAAAGTTAAATTAGGTAAAGAATATTTTGGACCTGAAGCGGATGTTGCTGAGTACAATGACATATTCATGAGAGGTGAAATGGCCTTAGACACCGATGGTGTTTGGCCGTCATGTATCAATTTGGCTCGTAAGAACTATGCGGTTATGGATGCTAAGGGTAAGATTAAATTAACGGGTAATAGTATCAAATCTAAGAAGTTACCAATATACATTGAGGAGTTTTTGGATAAGGGTATCAAAATGTTACTTAAGGGTGAGGGTAAAGAATTTGTTGAATATTATTATGAATATCTTCAGAAGATATTTGACAAAAAAATACCGTTATCAAAAATTGCACAGAGAGCTAAAGTAAAGTTATCCCTCGACGAATATAAAAAGCGTTTGACAACAAAGACCAAAGCGGGTAATAGTATGTCAAGAATGGCTCATATGGAGTTGGCAATACAAAACAATTTGAATGTAAACCTCGGTGATATTATTTTGTATGTTAACAACGGAATTAAAGCGTCTCATGGAGATGTACAGAAAAAGGGTGATGGTGTACAACTTAACTGCTACATGTTGGATAAAGATATTTTGGATAACGACCCAACATTAACAGGTGATTATAATGTTCCAAGAGCTATTGTAACATTCAATAAAAGAATTGAACCATTAATGGTCGTATTTAAAGACGATGTTAGAAATGGATTGATAGTTGCCGACCCTGAAAAACGTGGGATATTTACCGCAGCTCAGTGTGAGTTAATTAATGGACATCCATTATCCGATGGAGACCAAGACAGACTTCAAGAAGATGTGTTGGATATCACAGAACAAGAATTAAAGTATTGGGAAAAAAGAGGACTCAGTCCTTACTATATGTACGAGTTGGCCGAAGAAGGATGGGAACAACGTATTAGTTAAACAAAAAAGGAATATGTTTTTTTTACATATTCCTTTTTTTTTTATGATTGTTTTAATCCGTCAGACGACAGAATATACCAGTTTCCACCCACAAACCTAAATTCAATACAGGCGAACTTATCAACAACAACCTCATCATATTCCTCGTCGATTTTTCCGACATCAGGTCTTATTGTGAGATTTGTCATTGACTTAACCACAATATGGTCGGTTGTTGATGAATCTAATGTTATTGATGATTTTGCAACTCCTCGAATTATCACACAACTTTCTCCGTGAGTTCTGTAATCTAACTCTGAAACTACAGATATTTCTGATGTATTAATTACCATTCCATTAATTATTCTTTTTGATGGTATTGATTTTACTATTGCCATAAAATTATATTACGTATATTTGACGAGGCATTGCTCTGAATTTCATTTGTTTATTCAGATTTTCTGCAATTAGAGCTTCTCTCTCCATTACTTTTTCAGGTCTCATTCTTGTCAACCAACCTTCTGCACCAATCAACTCCTCCAATAACTTAGTTTTTTCGTCCTTAGCCTCCGTTAACAAACTTTGATAATCCATCGTAATCTCTGTGTCAGGTGTCTTAAGATTACCACTGTATTTTCCTCTAACTCTTGCTAAAGTTTCTTTACAATATGCGGTAAACCATCTTCTAACCCATTGTTGTCCTGGTACATTTAAGTCAGTCCAAGTTAACTCTTCGATTGGAACATCCGTTGGTAGTTTAATAATATCCGGATTGTTTTTTAAACAATCAGCTCTACTATCGGGTTCAACATCATAATACCAATACCATACTGCCTTACCAACATAAAGGTTATAGTTTAACCAGTTGAATCTACCGCCAGGGGTATTATATAAATGAATAAGTTTTTTTCCGTCAGGAAGACCTGTAATTCTATAGGTTAAGGAACCCCCTAAGATTCTATTCAGGATATTTGCTTCTTGCATTCTAACCAAGTAGTCAAAACCTGACATCATAAAGTAAGACCCCTGATAACCCATCTGAGCATATCCCGCTTCACTTGCACCTAATCCAACACCACCCATACCAAATCCACCAATTCCTCCTAAACCAAATGCATTCCAAGCTTGGTTGGAAAACCATAAAAGTTCATTTACTTCTCTACCCGCAGGGATTTCATACGTTTGTGTATCAGCACTTAATATAAAATAATCTTTCTTTAGAACCCACGGACCTTCTGTTTGAAGTCCAACAATCTTAGAATATGAATAACTAAACTGTTGTTCAAAATCCATGGTTCTTGTAACAAGAGCTCTTGCAACAGACCTTTCGTTCATATTCAAGTTAACAAGGTTAACCCACTGCGAATCAATCAACCATTGAAGGATATATTCTTCATAGTCCCCGATTGATAATTCCATTAACGAGTCCATCATTTCATCTTCAAGTTCAACACTTCTAAGTGGAGCACCTAATTGATGTTTAATTCTCGTATATATTCTACTTCTTTCTGGTTCTGGTAATGCTGCCATATCAAATAAATATCTTTATTATTCTATTTCGTGTATTAAAGACGATTCATCAAAAATATATTGATAGTGGTCTTTGATTGGATTATTCTCGAATATTAAAATTTCATTATTCTTTGTGTTGATAAATACCAACCAATTTACGTTATAGGGTTTAACATTACCGGTATTGAATACAGTTATTTTACCGTTTTCTGTTTTAGTATTTGAAAACGGTTTAACTTGAGCGGTATATTTTTTGTCCCCTAAATTAATTATCAAGTCAATTCCTTTGAAGGCGTCTGATTTTTGACCGTGACCACCAATTTTTTCAACTGAGGAATTTGGTCCAAAGTAAGCATCCATTTTCTTTAGAACTTGGTCTTCAGATTTTTGACCTCTATCCCAAAGTTTTTTCAATACTTTTATAATATTAATGAAATCCTCATTGTTTTTTGTAAAAATTTCTTTTTTGAAGTGGTCTAAAGCTTTGATTAATCTTACAACTTCTGATGTGGTCCTTTTTTCTTTTTGGCCAAAGTCAAACTTTTTTTCTGGTTTACCGATATTATCTATTTGACGGTTGACGGCTTTAGTTAATAAACAAAATGTGTTGAAGTTAGTATTCAAATTATTCAGAACCGACCTTCCCTCTTTTGATTCAACCCCATAGAAACCTGACATTTCCTTTGTATTCCCTTCAACCCAAAATTGACTGAATACTTTCTTTAAAACATCGGTAACACCATCCTGATAAATTCTTTTTATTTTAGAGTTGTTGATTAACTCACGGTAAGCATTAATTTCGTTAGAACCACAGAACTCAGGTTCTTTCGATTCTTTCAAAAGATTTTCCATTTGGTTTGATTCCAAAAGTTTTGTTTCGGTTTTCATTTCGTATAACTTAGATACGAAATCCCAATTGACTACCTTCCAAAAGTTTGCAATATATTCATCTCTTTTGTTTCTGTATTTCAGATAGTAAGCGTGTTCCCATAGGTCCAAACCCAATAGTGGAAAACCACCTCCTTCAATAACATTCATCAATGGATTGTCTTGATTTGGTGTTGACATAATCTTCAGTGTGTTTTTTGCGGTTAATACTAACCAAACCCAACCTGAACCAAACCTATCTTTTGCAATTGTTTCAAATTTTTTCTTGAACGTTGGAAAACTACCAAACTCTTTTGTGATTTTTTTGTAAAGTTCTCCCTCAAGTTTTTTTGGTTTCGGAGTCAACATATTCCAAAACAACGCGTGGTTAAAAGCTCCACCAGCATTATTTCTTATTGATTTATCGAAACGACTTATTGTTTTGATTATCTGTTCGAGTTCTAAATCTCCGTATTTTTTCTTAGATAATGCGTCGTTTAATTTGTCTACGTACCCTTTATAATGTTTGTTATAATGGAAGTCCATCGTCTCTGGGTCAATGAACTGTTTCAGGGCTGAGTAAGAATAGGGTAATTTTTCTATTCCAATTTTTTTCATTTCTGTGATTAACAACTCTTTTTCTCGGTTAACTTTTTGTTCTACTATTTGTGTCTCGAGTTGTTGAATCTTCTTTTCTATTTTATTCATGTTCGGATTATTCTTTGATTATAAATAATCCAGTATTTGGTTATTTTCTAATTTCATTAATTCTCTTTAGAATTTCCTCCGCGGTGTCGGAGGTATTTTGATTATCTCCCATTACTGTTGCGATTACCTGTTTCTTGTTGTTTAATATATCATATATGATACCTTCGATTGTATTTTCGAATATTGGATAGTAAACTAATACGTTATTTTTTTGTCCGTATCGGTATGCTCTATCTTCTGCTTGTGCGTGGTCTGACGGTAAAAATGATAGGTCATTCATTATTACAGCCTCACCAGCTGTTAATGTTAAACCAACACCTGCCGCTTTTATGTTTCCAACAAAAACTTTCACCTTTTCGTTTTCTTGGAAACTATCTACACTGTGTTGTCTTTCTGGTTTTGACATAGACCCATCAACCTTTACAGCTGCTTTACCAAAATGTTGACAGATTTTATTTAGTGAATCCGTAAAATTACAAAATATGATTACCTTTTTATCTTGCTCAATAATGTTTTCCGCAAGTTCAATCGTTTCATTTATTTTTTCATCAGCGATAATTTGTCTTACCTTTGTAAGTT